GTGAATGTGTTTTTATAAGATTTTCTATTTCTACTTTATTTTGAACTCTAAAAGCTTCTAATAAACAAAAATTATCATAATTTTTACGATGATCTAAAAGTCTATTATGTAAATTATTTGTATGTCCAAATTTAATTAAAGTTTCACCAATATGATTTGAATTATTAATTGTACCAAAATATATACATTCAGTATTTATAGGAAATTGATTAATTAATGTTTCTTCAATAGCATTTTGTTTTTCCTTTTCTGAATTCAGTAATTCTTGTTTTTTTTCCAAAATAATATTATCTTTTTGTTGTAGTTGAAATTTTAATTCATCGGTTTCTTCTTCAATAATTTCTTGTAAAATTTCTTCCATTTTAATATAATATTCGTGGATTTCTGATGCTTTTTTTGTTTGAGATTTCAAACAAAATGATTTAAAACATTTAATTGTTATAAATATTTTTTTAATATTTTGTCCTCCATTTTTTTTTACATTATTTTGTTCTAAAACCGCTAAGGAACATTCCTGAGCGGTTTTATAATCAATATCAATAATAAATTGTCTTTCTAATAAACGTTTAGCATCATGTTTTTGATTAAATCCTAACCATTTCCAAATATTATCTAAATCAACTACAAAATCAGTATTCTTATTATAGTTTAAATAACAATAAAAACTACTAACAAATAATTGTTGTTCAAAATCTGTAAAATTGTATTTGATTTTATTCAATAATTTATTATTGTATGTTGTTGATAACCTTGTAATAGGATTCTTCTCAATAAGTTCAACGATATTTATCTCTTGCATCTTATTATATATATATTATAGTAGGATACTCTTTAAGTTGTTATAAGTGCTTATATATTTTGAAAGCGCTTTTAATAAAAGCGGTTTTACCATTTGCTCTTTTTAACTGCTATTTTAGGTCCTTGGCCGCGTTTTTTCACGTTAGTTGGGTCATATTGTTCTCCATCGTCATCATCATCGTTTATTGTTTTGGATAATTCCCAGAATTCTTTTGAACCCAATCTGAAGTCATTATGAGCGTCTGCTTTATACCAAAACACTTGGTCTTGTAATTTGTTTGATTTGGAGTTATTATTTATAACTAAACATTCGAAATTTTCAGTACATTGGTCCATTACCTGACAAAATGATTCAAATGTTGGAAACATACCAGCATAATTTTCATAAATACGTTTTCGATTTGCTATATATGGTTCTCTTAAAATGAATACATAATCAATGTTAGTTCTTAGTGTGGGAGGTATACCTAATGGATATTGCATTGTAATAAGTAACATAACCTTCCAATGTCTACCGTTCATAAATAGGAGCCTCATCATTTTATCACGAGCCCACGTGTTATCATAAAGACAATCATCTAAAATGACGAAAGTTCTTGGATCAATTGTACTGCGTTTAAATGTCTCCATTTCTTTTTTTATTTGTTTTAAAACCCCTCTTTGACGCTTCAAAATATTTTCAATAATTGCTGTATTATATTCATTATGAATGAATAATTTTGGAACCATTTTACCATAAAAACCGTTACCTTCTTCAGTTCCCGAAATAACTGTTCCTATAGGAATGTCTTGATGGTAATATAATAGATCTCTTACTAAAAAAGACTTACCTGTATCACGACGACCTATTAATACAACAACTGGTCCTTTAGATTCATTAGGCTTAAAACTAATATTTTTCATATCAAAACGTTTTAATTCTAAATTCATATAATATATCGCGCATATTTATTTAATAATATTTTACGAATGTTAATAATATTTTACGAATGTTAATAAATAAATATGAAACATTAAGGATTATTGAAATAATAAGTTAAATATAATTTAAATTAATATTTTTATTAGCTAATGACAATTTCTGTAAATTATCAAAAAAGAAAGAATGTTAACCTATTTAATAAGTTTCAAACTAACAAAAATATTAATTTAAGCAATGTTCAAAATTATATTCCTATATATGATAAATTCTTTTTATTAAATAATACTAATTGGAATTCAATCAATTTAAATAACCAATGGTCGATATTTGATATTAAAGAAACAAAAAATAAAGATTATGATAATGAACACATATTTAATTGTAAACTTAAAAATATTTCTGATATTAACGGAGAAGATATTGATAATACACAACAAGTTTTCATTAAAATGGCACCATTATTAGATCCATTTAAATACTTAGTTGGAAAATATAATTTTAATGATCCTAATTTATTCAACTTACCGTCATTTGATAAATCAACTAAAGTTCATCCTAAAATTTCTGACCCAAATAATTCTTCATTTATTGACGGATTTTTTTCATTTTTAACGAGTAAAGTTCTTTATGAACATAAATTTATACACGGTCTCGATTATTATGGGTCATTCTTAGCAATTAAAAATAACTATAAAATTAATATTATTGACGATCTTGATTATTTGATTCAATCTGATTTTTTTATTAAACAAAAAGGTACATTGTTTAATGTTGAAGATTATTCACATTTAGTTTGTAATGATGAAATTAAACAATTACAACCATTGAAAATTTCTACAAGTTTAAAATCAAACTTATCTATTAAATCTCTCGATGATAATATTTTTGAACACATTTTTGATAATGAACAATTATTATCTCTAAATGATATTAAAAATGTTGGAGTTGATTTAATCGATATTACTAATTCTTCTTGTTTTGATGTAACAAATCAACATAAATCTGAAAGTTTAAAATCAGGATCAACATGTTCATCAAGAACATCTCATACACAAGACGATGATGACAATGAAGACTTTGAAGATGTTAAAGAGCTTGAGAAATTTGAAGAATTGGAAGAATTTCAAAAATATAAACATTTGAGTTCAGAAAGCTTACGAGATCTTAATGAAAGTGAATATGATAATGATAATGTATCTTTAGCTTCAGATTCGGATTCATCAACTATCGAAGAAGAAAGTATTTTCTTGACAATCCCCAAATTTCCTGTTCAATTAATATGTATGGAAAATTGTGAAAATACTTTCGATGACTTAATTATTAATAACACATTATCACCCGATGAATTATTTTCAGCATTAATGCAAATTATTATGATATTAATCACTTATCAAAAAATGTTTTCATTTACACATAATGATTTACATACTAACAATATAATGTATATTCCTACTAATAAAAAATTTATTTATTATACTTATAATAAAAAAAATTATAGAGTGCCAACATTTGGGAAAATATATAAATTAATTGATTTTGGACGCGCAATATATAAGTTTAATGGTAAAATATTTTGCAGTGATAGTTTTCAAATAGGAGGCGATGCCGCAACTCAATATAATACTGAACCATATTTTAACGATAAAAAACCACGTCTTGAACCCAATTTTAGTTTTGATTTATGTAGGTTAGCTTGTTCCATTTTTGACTATGTGGTTGATGATTTTACTATGATTAAAAATATTAATGATTGTTCGCCATTTGTCAAACTAATTATAGAGTGGTGTATTGATGATAATGGTATGAATATATTATATAAAAATAATGGTGACGAACGTTATCCAGATTTTAAATTATATAAAATGATTACACGTTGTGTTCATAATCATACGCCTCAATCTCAATTAGACCGTAATGAATTTAGTAAATACATAGTTTCATTTAAAAGTATTTCTAAAAGCGAAAGTATCATAAATATCGACGAATATCCATCTTATTGTTAGTTGATCTTTAAAATATATTATTATTATCAAATATTATTATCTTCATTAATAATAATATTATGGCAAACTATGGATTTATTATTTCAAGACATGTTAATTCAGAAATTACAAATAAATATTGGAATCAATCAGTCAAACTAATCAGAACTATTTATCCTTTAAGACAAATTGTTATTATTGATGATAATAGCAATCAAGAATTTGTTAAATCCGATTTTGATTATAAAAACGTAACAATTATCCAATCTGAATTCCCACAAAGAGGCGAACTTTTACCATATTATTATTATTTAAAATATAAATGGTTTCCAAATGCTGTAATTATACATGATAGTTTGTTTATTCATAAAAAAATACATTTTGACACATTTTTAATGCCAGTATTACCTTTATGGCATCATAATTATGACAAAGAAAATATACATAATATTTTACGTATAACTTCTGGTTTAAAAAATAATAGTTTATTAATTAAAAAAATACATAAAAAGGAAGAAGTAGTTATTAACTTAGGATTTTCAGATGATAAGTTTAATTTATGTTTTGGTGGTCAATGTTATATAAAATTAAGTTTTTTAGAAAGAATAGAACAAAAATATGGAATCAGTAATTTGGTTAATTTTATACATAATAGAACTGATAGATGTGCTTTAGAAAGAATTTTAGGATTATTGTTTTGTCAAGAATATCCAAAATTAATAAAAATAAAATCGTTATTTGGTGATATAGTGACATCTCCTAGAGCATTTAATTATAATTATAATGATTATGATAATGATATACAACATAAAAAGGTTATTAGTCCATTTATAAAAGTATGGACTGGGCGTTAATTATAATTAAAAACAAATAATGTTATGTCTTTATTATATCCATTAATTTAGTAACTTCTAATACGAACGAATAATCATTTGTATTTATGTTCACTAGGTTTCCTAATGGATCTAATAATTTAATTGCTATTTTTTTTATATTTACAGGAGTAAAATAATATCTTAATTTAGGTATATAATCTGAACCATTATCAAACGTTGTAGTAAACTGAGGAGATCTTATTGTTACAATTGCTAAAATATTTTCATCAAGAATATTTTGATTCGGTAAAACACCATAATTATGGTTTAAATAACTATTATTATAGTCATCTACAGAAAAATAGACATAATCTAGTGATGTTTTATCAAACGCACTTTCACTTGTATAACTTTTAAATCCGGCGTATTGTATTAATCTATATCCTATTTGATATCCCAGTGTATTTGAAATACTTATCTCCGACACTTTGCCTTTAACATCAAAATCATTAAAACGATAATTATATGCTCCTGATAAGTTACCAATTTTTGATTTACATATTATGTGTGGGTCAGTTTGAACTTCTGTTGTTAACTGACTTGACGTAGGTGTAGCAGATTTCGAACTTGGAAATGTATATAAATCTGTATTCGGAGTATGAGTCATTAATATTTCAAATTTTAATGAGTATAACGCATCAGGATCTTGTGATATAAAAATATTTCCACTCATCATATGAAATAACCCAGATTCTTGAGTATATCCATCAACTGATGTATAAAACTTAGGAGTTATAAAAAATGGTTTATAACTTATAGCATCATCATATGTATTATGGTTTATCCATTTTTCCATATTGTTATAAATGGTAAAATCGCTATAAAAATTCTGACTTGGTGTCATTATACCCCAATTATTTTGAATTAACTCAAAACTTTTATTGGGATATATTTTTAGACTGTATATATGATTTCTACTTATATTCTTTGATTCTAAATTGTTTGAATAAAATGTAGGAAATGCTTCTACTTGCGCATTTAACAAATTCGCACTTAATATAGCAGTATGTCTATAATAATATTCACCATTAATTCCTAATGGAGTGTAATCTACAGAAACAACTGTTTTTGTTTCCCCATTTACAACTCTTGATGTAAGTTCTAATGGAACGTAAAGTATTTTAGCACCGAGGGTTTCAAACTTAATATCAAGTATTTTATTTAAGCCAGCATCTAATACTAAAGTACCAGTTATAATTGATTTTAACGTAAAATATATATTAATTAATTTGGTATATAATGCGTTAGTGTAATTTTTTTTAACATTAAATATACACTCTTTTAAAAATACATCAGATACAGTAGAGCTAGTATTATAGTTAAGAGTTACATCATAAAATGTGTTATCTTCATTAACAAATTGAACACTTGATTTATATGTTTGAGGAATAGTTAAATTTGTAGATGACAGTTGATTATCTAAATCGCAACTGCCTAATTTACTAGGAAATTTTGTTATTGTTTCCATT